CGCCCCGAAGTCGATACCCTTCGGCATCTGCAGCTTGCCGGTCGCGAAGATGAACGCGTCCTTGTGGAACGCGAGCGACTGGCCGTACGCCGTGGACGCCGTCGGCGAGCCGACGATGACGATCGCCGAGTTGTCCGCCGCCGAGCTGGAGACGTTCTGGTACGGGCCGCCGTAGATCAGCGCCGGGTAGAACGTCGTCGCCGCGATCTGGCCCGAGCCGTTCGACGTGAGGTCCGCCGAAGCGACGAAGCGCTTCAGGTACGGCAGCGCGGCCTTCGTCTCCGGGTGCACCTCGAAACAGCCGGCGATGGTGAACACGTCGCCGGCCTTCAGCACCGTCTGCGAGTTCGACCAGCCGTCGGTCGCGATCGACCCGCTCGAGGCCCAGCCCGTCGCCGTGCCCTGCGTCGCGCCGTTGGTCAGCGGCGTGCCGCTGATCGTTCCCGGCGTCTGCCGCGGCAGCAGCGTGTTCTCGTAGAAGTCGAACCCGCCCGCGCGGCCGATCTTGCCCTCGCGGTACTGGTCGGCGATCTCCTCCGAGTCCTGGAACAGGCCCTTCAGCGCGTCCGTCAGGTCGACCGAGTGCTGCGTCGACAGGCAGACCGTGCGGTTCGACAGCGGCGCCAGGTTGTCGGTGATGTACTTCCGCGCCTGCAGGATCGTGGCGAACGCATTCACCGGCGACCCGCCCGACGTGGCGGTGCCGACCGTGTTCGCCACCTGCGGGACGACCGACGCGAGGAAGTCGCCCTCGATCTTCGCCGCGAGCACCGCCATCGCCGGATCGAGGATGCGCGAGCTGAAGTTGTCGATCGACATGCCCAGCTCGGCCGACGTGAACTGCATCGGCACGTTGTACTGGGTCGCGACCGGCAGCGTCACGCTGCGCTCCGTCGTGTCCTGCGGGGTGATGACGCGGCCGGTCGACGCCGTGTACTTGTTCGGCAGCCGGACGAGCAGGGACTGCCCGATCTTGTTGCCGCGCTGGCCGAACTCGCTGTCGTACTGGCGGTTCACGCGGCCGATGAAGTTCAGCTTCTGGTGCAGGATGCGCAGCGCCTCGCGCGTGACCTGCGTGGGGGTGAGAACGGTGTTGGCCACAGCTTATTTCCCTTTCTTGCGGACCTGACGATTCCGCGCCGCCATCCACGCCTCGATGGTCGAGCGATCGGACAGCGGATCGGCACCGGATGCGCCACGCGCACCGACAGTGCCCACCGGTGGCGGCACGTCAGAGAATTGAACGCTGCCCGCGGCGATCTTCGCCTCGAGCTTCCCGAGTTCCCGCACCGCGTGTACCGGGTTCATGCTGGCGATCCGCACCGCCTCCGCGGGGTTCTTCCCGAGGAAGTAGAGGATGTCGCCGCCATGCTCCGAGTACGCGACCGCATCCAGTACCGCCGGATGCACCTGCCGCAGGCTTGGCAACGACGGGTTGCTCACGACCTGCTCGAAGTCGGCCCACTTCTTCGTGCTCTGCTCCACGACCTGTCCCAGCGTCGCTTCGCGCACACGCGCTTCGTGGGCCACCTGAGCCGCCGCATACGCCCGCTGCTGCATGACCTGCATGGCCGCCGCTTGCTGTGCGTCCTGCGCTCTCGCCGTTCGATACTCGTGCTGTGCCACCGCCCGCATGTACTCGCCCCAATCGGCGAAATCCTCTTGCCGGGGCGGACCTTCGTGCTGCGGCACTGCCGGCGCCGGCTGACCGCGCGACTGCATGTCGATCCACTGGCGCAAGGCCAAGTTTTCCTGGACCGCTTCCGCTGCCACGCGCTCCGCGCGACGCTTGTCGAACGTGAGCTCGCCGATACGGTGTTTGGCCGACCGCCGATACTCTTCGGGGTCTTGCGGCTCTGCCTCGGGGCTCGTATCTTCCCCGGCCGGTGACGAGTCCGGCGGAACCTGCTGCGCGTCGAGTGCGCCCTGCTCGGGCGAAGGAACTGCGGGTGCTACGGGTGCGCCGGATTCCGGCGAAAGGGCCACTTCACTCATCGGTGCGTCCTGTGGACGAAAAAAAGCCGCCCCTTGCATGGAGCGGCTTTCGGCGTCGCGCTTACCCGGCGACGATCAGGGTCGCTACTGCAACTGTTGCGCCGCCGGCATCGCTACCGCCGGCATCGCCAATCCCTCTACCTGCGCGCGCAGCTGCGCGAGTTCTCCCAACAGCGTCGCCATGTCGACCTGCGCGCCCATGACCTCCGCCGTCGCCTTGATCTCGTCGACCCGCAGCTGCATCACGTCGATCGCCGCCTTCGTACGGGCGATGACCGTGTCGACGCCGAGTTTGTCCCGTTCCAGCGCGATCCGCTGCTGGTCGACGGTCGACTTCGCCACGTCCGCCTGCGCCGAGAGCGCCTTGGCCTTCGCGTCGATCGCGTGCTTCTGCACGTCGAACTGCTGCTCGCGGATGTGGTTCTGCGCCTGCTGCAGCGCATCCTGCAGCTGGGCGATCATCTGCTTGCCCTGCTCCATCTGCTGCTGTACCTGCGGCGGCAGCGCGTCCCCGGTGATCGACGGGTCCATCGACTTCCGGACTCGCGCCGCCATTTCCTCCGCCTGCGGCCAGCCCATGTTGGCGATCACCAGGTCCCCGATCACGCCCGCCAATTCTGGCTGTGCGGTGATCAACGCGATCTGCCCCTCGCGCGATTCCTCGCGCTGCGTCTGGTAGGACGGCCCGACATCGACGCTCACGTCGTAGGTGCCCACGCGCAGATCGTAGATCTGCTGGATGCCGTCGATCACCGCCGGCTGGTTCACCGGCACCTGCTGCGTGGTGCCATCCTCGTTCAGCATCCGCGCGATGCGCGGGCCGTCGTAGATCTTCGGGATCAGGTCGACCAGAATCCGGCCGCACTGGCGAATCGCCTTCGCCACGTTGTCCGTGAAGTCGAAGGTCGCCGTGTCCCCCTGTTGCTTGTACTCCCGCACCGCGATGCCCGACGCGTCGCCGGTGATCGGGCGCCCCATCGTCGGGTCCTGCATGTCGAGCACGGCCTTCAAGTCTTCGACCGCAGAAATCCGACCCTCGCGCGCCCCATCCGACAGCGTCGGCCCCGGCTGCCGCTGCGGCTGCATCCCGTTCACGACGTCGAACTCCAAGAACGGGTACGGCGTGACGTTCGCCGACTCCCACCGCTTGCGAATGTCCGGGTCGTCGATCGCGCCCTTCGGCACCAGGTACGGAATCTTGTTCTGCAGGGCGACCTGTTCCGTTTCCATGCTCGCCCAGTAGTTGTACATCCGCGCCGGGTCCTTCGCGTGCCGGATCAGCGACATGATGACCCGCTTGCCCTCGATCCACGCCTCGCGTCCGATGACCGACACGACCGGGATGAACTTGCCCAGCCACTCGCCCTTCTTGAAGACGCCTTCGCCGGTCAGCATGTACTGCTCGACCCGCTTCTGCTCTACCTCACGCGTGCGCGGTACGATGCCCTGCACCTTCAGCGCGGCCAGCATTTCGGCGTCGTTCTTGCCGCCGCGGACGATCTGCCCGTCCGGCATCTGGTAGACCCGGACCTTGTTGGTGACGATGCGCCAGTACTCGGCAACGCGCACTTTCTCGCCGTCGTACCAGTCCGCCAGGCTGTTGTCGCCGATTTCGGTAAACGACGCCGGCCGGAACCCGTACTCGTCCTCGAAGTCGTCCGGGTGCACGAGCTCGGTGACGAAGCGCCACTGCGCGTCCGCCCAATCCGCCTCGTTCGCGTCCGGGTCGCTGTAGACCGTGAACTGGTTCGGGATCCGCTTGATGCGCAGGTCCTGCTGGAACCCCTGCTCATCACAGTATTCGGTGACGATGCGGAAGTGCCCGAAGCCGGAACCGACCGCCTGGTCGGCGGCCGTGTCGTACGCCCGGTCCGCTTGCGAGTTGCGCTCGATGTTGCGCACGATACCGCCCATGATCCGGGCAACATCGAGACTGGCCTTGCTGTCGGCCGGCGCGACCTTGATCGACGGCCGGTTGCGCCGCAGTTCGTTGACCACGCGGCGCACGAAAGCATCCGTGCGGTTGATGGTCAGCGTCGGCCGGTCCCCGCGCTCGTTCTTGATCTTCTGCGGCCACTGATCGCCGTTACGGAACCGGATGTCGTTCTCCGCTTCCTGCCGATTCTCGGCCTCGGCTTTCTTCGCGCGCTCGAACCGCGCGAGCGCCTCCTTGTGCACCTTTTCGTACTTGGCGAAGTTGGGCTTGTCGTTGGAAGTCGGCGCTTCGTCGCGCTCGCTCACGCTGCCATCCATCCCGCTTCCGTCCCTCTCCGCTTGATCCAGTCATCCGGCGAAGCCTCCGCCGGCCGCTTCTCTTCGTCCATCGCCACCGCCATCGTTCGGAACGCATCCGCCGGGTGCGACGCCCAGTCGTGCACGAACTCGGCCCGCTCTTCCGCGGTCTGCTTGTTCACGTCGCGCCGGTAGTTCACCAGCCCGTCGAACCCGTCCGCCGTCTTCATCTCGTCGAACACGCAGCGCGGCAGCAGTGCCCGCACCAGCTTGACCCCCTGCTCGACCGACA